GCGTTGCATCAGGTCGGTAAAAGGCGTCGACGGCGGCGAGACTGCCGGCGGGTAATCCCTTGCGCCGCCCTCATCGCGTGGATAATCCTGCGCCCCTCTTTGGTTCCGCATGTGCTGCTGCAGCATGTAATCATTCTGCGGTCGGCCTATGCGCGCCAGCATTTCATCCATAAGCCCCCGGTAAGAGTAAGGCCAAGGCCCCGGCGCGGGCATCTCACCCTCGCCAGTCGAGGGCGCGGTCTGCATGTATCGCTGCACATCCGGCGGCAGCCACGACGGCAACGACGGAATTTGTTCATCGGCCGATCCCATCATCCCCGTATAAGGCGTCGGCGGGTCTAGCAAGCCGGGCATTAGGTCATTTCCAGTAGACCCAGCCGCTGCCGGTCACATAGCGGAACTCGAGCCCCGATCCGGGGCCATAGGCATTGGTCGGCGTATTGGGGATGGCGACGCCGTTGTAGTCCTGGATGTGCAGCGCCGTGACAGGGTTGCGGAAGCTGATCTCGAGCAGGAGGTTTGCCCCCGGCGGCGGCGGCAGCTTAAAGGTCAACGAGCTGAGCGTGGCCGCGTTGTTGACATAAATCGGCGTCGTATCGGTCAGCGTGACGGTCGCGCCGTCAGCCGGCGAGATACCTCCTGTCGGCGGGCCCGGCGGCGGCGCTGGCGGGATCGGCGACTGACTACCGCTAGCACCCCGCCCTGCCCGCATCACATCAGTCTGGATCATCAGGCCCGCTGGATATTTCGCCCGCCGATCAGCCAGGCGAATGCGCTCGATCGCCGTCTCGCGCCCGGCCAGCCACATCTGCGCGCGCGGATCGTCGCCGATGTAAGGCGCGGCATAAGCCAGCGTGCCCCAGAGGTAAGCGCTCGGATATTGCTGGAGGAGCCAGTTGGTGGCGACCGTGTTACTCAGCGGTATGATACCCGACAGGTAGCCGATATTGATCGGGTCCGGCGTATCGCCAGCATTGCCAACAATGCGCAGGTTCAAGCCTTCGATGGTAAACGCCGCGGGATAACCGGCGAGATAGAAAAGGTTCTCGTCCATATTACGCGGCGTCTGGTAGGTGAAGTGGCGGCGGCCGTAATTGGTGTTGACCCAGATCGACCGCAGTTGGCCGTAATCGAGCGGCAGCGCGATCGTGTCGCTGTCCGGGTCCGGCGTGATGGTGATCACCTTCTCGACAAACCGGGTCTGCAGCCGGTCACGCGCTTCTTCCTCGAACATCGTGATCATGTCGGGCACAGCCGGCGCCACCAGCGGGTCACCGGGACGCGCAAGCCAATCCAAAACCGCGCCTTGCAAGTTCTGGTAACTGTCCAAGGCCATATCAGTTGCTCTATAGTGGTGATCTAGGTGCGGCAAGGCCTGGCCAGGTAGGGTACGGCGTGGCCTGGCGAAGCTGGGTCTGGCGTGGTAAGGCGAGGCAAGGTGCTTGATCTCAAATGATGAAGTGTCCGATCCGCAAATAACGATACTCGTTTGAGTTCAAGAGACGCAGAACCGCCGGCCGGTGGTTGCGATCCCACGCCCTGATGCCATATTTCTGCAGCCATTCGAGCTGGATGTCGGGTGTGATCCTGGCCGCAAGGCGCATCGACTTGTCGGAGTTCCAGCCGTCCCACTCGCTCGCCAGGCGCTTGTTGGCCTCGATGATCGGCGCGTGGTCGACCGTGCGCCGGATGATGCAGCGGTCCTCGGCGGCGTCATATTTGAAATGCTCGACCGCGCCCGTTGTAGGGTCGCGGGATAGGAACCGCCAGTCAGTCTCGGACATCGGCCTCGAGGCTTGCGACCCGTGCCGCCAGTTCCTTGACGCAATTCACCAGGGCAAAGGTGAGCGCGGTCGTGTCGAGGGTCTTGATCTCGCTGGGCGCGGCATCACCGGGATCGAGCAGCTCGGAGATCGTGCCGACCATCTCGGGCATGACGCCCTCGACCTCGTCGGCGACCAAGCCGACATAGCGCCTACCGTCACGGGTCGAGCCGCCGCGCCCGTTGTAGCAGTAGACGACCGGGCGCAACGCCATGACCTTGGCAAGGCCAGCGCTATAATCGGTAACGGCTTCCTTCAGCCGGGCATCGGAGGTCGCGACCCAGGACCCGCCGCCGGGTTTATAACCGTTGCCACTGACGGTAATGTTGACGCCGACAAAATTCCCATTCGGGGCGTAGAATGCCGTGCCTCCGGCATAGTCGCTCTCGATTGCCCCGCCAGTCGCCCGAATGGCAATCCCCCCGCTACTGGACCCATTGTAATCGGTTTGGATGAGTCCCGCAGGAACGTATACGGCCAAGCCGCTGCCATTGACGGTGACGCTGCTCGCGCTGACGTTGCTGGCGCTAATGCCGCCCGCGCCATCACCCTGGACCGGGACATACGGGTTAACCAAAACAAAGGCCCCCGCTCCGCCATTGAGCGAGCCATCGAAGAAGAGCTGCACGGCGTCCGAGGCCGCGATATCGAGCGGTCCAATCGGAGCCAGGGTTGTGGCGGTCCTCTTCCATATCGGCAGGGGACCAAAGCTGTTGATCTGGAACTGATCGCCGCCCGCCGAATTGTTGCCAGCCCTAAAGCAATAGATTTCACCGCCATAATACCCGGTTGGGTATGCCGTGTTGCTCGTCGTAAAGGTATAAATGCCACCCGACGACGAAATAGTTTGCACCGGGTTGATCCGGTCCCAAAACCGCTTCAAGGCACCTTTGTCGCTGCGCGCGGTATCATTGACCCCAGACGGCATCATGCCTTCCGGCCAGCCGTTCGGCGGACCCTTGTTGTTCGAGGCGTCGGTCTCAAACCAGTTGGTGCCGTCGCTTAAATCGGCCATTCGCCCTGTCCTGAAAAAAGACGGCGACCCGCCCGGTTACCCCCGTGGGAGGGGAAGGGAACCAAGAACGGGTCGCCTGACCTCGACGCGGCCAACCCCAGCCGCGCGGAGGGTACGGTTACAGCAGATCGACGACGGCGCCTGAGCCAGCTTCGTTGCGGCTGGACAGCGTGTACTCGCCGACAAGCATCTTCTTCTCGTTGTCGCCGGTCTTTGCCAGCTCGACCAGATTGATCGGACGCAACCACGCCAAACCCCACAGATCGGAGTTGATGATCAAGGCGTCCCGGGTCCGCATAAAGCGGTCAGGCTTGATCTCGACGCTGCCGAAGTCATAGACGTAGACATCAATACTGTTGACCAACTTCTCTTCCTCGGCGTTGACGTACCTCGTATTGTTGCCGGTGAACCCTGAGATCTTGGTCTTCTGGCTGCTGTTGACCAGCACCATTTCCGGCTCGTCACCGCTGTTGGTCCAGATCGACGCGAGCGCGGTTTGCAGCATCGCCTCGGTGAACGCCACCGGGGTAGTGCCGTCTGTCCGCGCGTTAGTGCCGTCACCCGCGGGATTGGCCCCGCCGGCAACGACGTTCGCCACGTTCGTCTTTAGCCACGCCAGCACGCTCGCGCACTTGGCCGGCGTCGCGCCGACGGTGCCCACAGCGCGGGCCTGGTTGGAGAGTAGGATGGTCTCGATGTCGCGCTTGAGGGATTTCCCCTTCTTGGCGACCTGATAGCCCATCTCCGACTTTCTACCCGCTTTGTCGACCGCTTCCTCGGTCATCGAGACAATGACCGTCTTGCGGCTGATTTGTGAGTAGTTGCCAAGGCGAACAGTCGGCACCACCGCGTCGTAAGTGCTGATGTCGTCGCCCTGGATCTGCGCATTCGCGCCGTTGGGCGTCTCCAGCGCATCGGATTGCCACTCATGGTAGACGGCGGTCGCCTTTTCTCGGGCGATGCCGGTCATGAACGGCGTTTCTGTAGGGGAGATATTATAGATGATGTCGCTGAGGTCTTCCCTCAGACCAACGGCACTGTAAGTTGTGAACGTGTTACCGAGTAGAGCCATGACGAGATACTCCGGGGATGCTTCCCCCGGCGCGATCGGGCGAAATTAAAGAATTTCGGCGATGAGCGATCCGGCGTCGCGCACGCTGTTCGTGCGGCCCAGGCGATTAATTCTGCTCTGCAAGCGACCCCGCG